TGAACCCGCAGGTCACTCTCGACGCCGGCGCGCTCGCTGCCCGGCGCGCGGCCGCGCTGGCCAACCCGGCCCCACCGTCGGGTAACGCCCGCGTCCAGCCGTTCGCCTCGCAGCTGCGCGCGAAGCTCGTCGACCGCGACGGCAAGTCGTTCTACCAGCTCGACGGTCACGCGTCCTCGACCGAGCAGGCCTACGAGATGTGGGACTTCTGGGGTCCCTACTCCGAGGTCATGTCCACCGGAGCGTTCGACGTCACCCTCGCGGCCACGCCCGACGTGGCGTTCCTCGTGAACCACACCGGTCTGACGATGGCGCGCACGACGGCCGGCACGCTCGAGCTGTCCGTCGACGACGTCGGCCTCGCGCAGCGGGCGTTCCTGAACCCGGCCCGCGCCGACGTGCAGGACCTGATCCACGCGGTCGAGGATCTGGCGATCGACCAGATGTCGTTCGCGTTCCGGATCATCAGTGGCGTGTGGTCCCCGGACTACACGGAGTACCGCATCAACGAGGTCGACCTGGACCGCGGCGACGTGTCGGCGGTGAACTACGGCGCGAACCCGCACACCGACATCGCGGCCCGCGCCCGCCGCGCGTTCGACGCGATCGACCACCTCGAGGGCGCGGCACTGTTCGCGGCTCGCGACCGGCTCGCCGCTCGCCTCCCAGTCCTGGCCCCCACGGGCCCGTCCCTCGCCCTCCTGCGCGCCCGCATGGAGCTGAACCGGGCGTAGCGCCCGAACCCACCGAACAGCCCCGCCACCGCCCGGTGTGCGGGGTCGACGTGCTGCCCCGCGTCCCGCGACGCCAGACGAGCCGAAGCGGACGCCAGATGGCCCAGCAGGCCAGCGCGATTCACCGACCGAATCGAAGGGAAGCACCCCCATGAAGTTCACCGACCTCATCGCGCTGCGCGAGGGCGACCTCGCGGCCGCCATCGTCCAGCGTGCGGCGTACGTCACCGAGCAGGAGAAGCTCCTGCAGAGCGCGACCGACGACAAGCGTGACAACCTCTCCGACGTCGAGCAGGCGCGGTTCGACGAGCTCTCCGGGCTCAAGCGGTCGTCGACCACCGCGGCCGCCGCCGTCGAGACCACCCTGGCCGAGCTGCGCGCCGAGCAGAAGGCGGACGCCCAGGCGACCGTCGACGCCGAGAACCGCAGCCCGGCCGCGGCCCTGCCCACCCGGTCGCCGGCGAAGGTCGGCGCCGAGCCCGAGACGTACCGCAAGGGCGGCCAGCAGTCGTACTTCAAGGACCTGTTCCGGGCCACGACCTCCGGGGACCGCGCCTCGCTCGAGCGCCTGCAGCGCAACGACGCCGAGGTCCGTGCCCTGACGACCACGGATGGCACGGGTGGCGACTTCGTGCCGCCCCTGTGGATGGTCCAGGACTACGTCGGCCTGGCCCGCGCCGGGCGGGTCGTGGCCGACAACGTGCGCCAGGAGCCGCTGCCCACGGGTACCGACACGATTTCCCTGCCCGCGGTCGTCACGGGCACCACGACCGCGCAGCACGTCGTCAACGCGGCCGTCTCCGAGACCGATGCCACGACCGGCACGATCACGGCAGCCGTGTTCACGGTGGCCGGCGGTCAGACCCTGCCCGTGCAGCTGCTCGAGCAGTCCCCGATCAACCTCGACACGATCATCCTCGCGGACCTCGCCGCGGACTACGGGATCAAGTTGGACACCGCGGTGATCAACTCGACGAACACCAACGGCAAGGGCCTGCTCAACGTCGTCGGCGTCAACGCGGTGACGTTCACCTCCGCTTCGCCGACCGCGCAGCTGCTCTACCCGAAGGTCGCGGACGGGATCCAGCAGGTGCACACGGGGCGGTTCCTGCCCCCGACGCACCACTTCATGCACCCGCGCCGGTGGGCGTGGCTCACGGCGGCCCTCGACACTGTGGGCCGCCCGCTCGTCGTGCCGGCCGCGGCGATGTCCGAGAACGTCCTCGCGGCGATCTCCGGGGTGAACTCGGAGGGCTTCGTCGGCACCTTCCAGGGTCTGCCGGTCTACGTGGACCCAAACATCCCGATCACGCTCGGCGCCGGCACGCAGGACGCGATCATCACCTGCCGTGCCCTGGACACGATCCTGTTCGAGGGGTCGCCCAAGGCGGAGGCGTTCCGCGAGACGAAGGCGAACACCATGCAGGTGTTCGTCCGGTTCTACAACTACTACGCGCTGCACTCGGCGCGGTACCCGAAGTCGGTCTCGGTCATCCAGGGCACCGGCCTGATCGCTCCGACCTTCTAGCCCCGGACCTGGGCGGGGCGATGTGCCCCGCCCAGGTGCGCCGGCTTCACCGGACACCAACCTCGAGCGAAGGAGACACCCGATGGACGACGACACTCTCGACTCAGGCGCCGCGTACCTGGCGGCATTGGAGCGCGAGCGCGCCGGGTACAAGCGGACCGGCAGCCCCGACCAGGTCAAGGACGTCGACGCCGAGATGAAGCGGTTCCGGCGCGACGTCGTCAAGGCCCGCACCGCGACCCCGCCGGACGCGGCCACGACCGCGCCCGACGGCGGCGGCGGCGAGGCTGCGTCGACGGCTGACGCTGATGCTGCGGCGGCCGCCCGCGCCGACGCGGCCGCGAAGACCGCGGAGTCCTGACGTGACGGTCATCGTCGGGGCGAACGCGCCACTGTCGTGGTCGCCGGGTGGATCAGGTGCGGCCACGTTGGCCGTCGTCCTACCCGACGGCACGACGCTGACGCCCGCCCTGACGGTGGCCGCCACGGTGTCGCCCTACACGGCGACGCTGCCCACGACCCAGCCAGGCCGGCACGTCCTGACCTGGTCGGCCGCCGGCAACCGGGTTGCGGACATATGCGACGTATGGCCTGCGGATCCGCGGTACATCCTGTCGATCGACGACGCGATCGCGGCCATCGGCCCGGGCCCGCAGGCCCAGCGCGACGACATCGGCCTGTACGTCGCGACGGCGACGTGGGTCATCGAGATGCTCGCCGGGCCGGTGATCTCCGAGCAGCGAACCTTCAAGGCCGACGGCGGCCGGCGCGCGATCGTCCTGCCAGCCCTCCCGGTCCAGGTCACCTCGGTCACCGTCTCCGGCTCACTGCTGGACCCGACGACCTACGTCGTCGACGAGGACGCCGGCGTCATCTACGGCCTCTTCCCGGCCGCCCCCCTGCCGCGAAACGTCACGGTCCTCTACCGGGTCGGTGCGGCCACGATCCCCGCGAACTTGCGTCTCGCTGCGACCGAGCTCGTGCGGCACCTGTGGTCGTCGGGGCGCCGGGCGGGGCGCCCGGGTGCGATGGACGCGGCCGCTGACCTGGTCGCGACGCCGTTCGGGTTCGCGATCCCGAAGCGCGTCGTCGAGCTCTGCTCGGCGACGAAGTTCGCCCCCGGGTTCGCCTGATGGCGACCTCGTCGGTCACCGCCGCGCAGGACTTCAAGGTGGCCCTCACGGACGCGATGACGGCCCTCGTCGCGGGCCAGGACGTCCTGGTCTCGTTCGGTCACCCAGGCCCGGACCTGGCCAACTGGGACGACGTGGTGGGGTTCGCCGAGACGACCTCGGAGCAGACCGTCGCCACGATGGGCACGACCCGGGCACGGGAGGAGACGCTGCACCAGACGGTGTACGCGTCCGCGTTCCGCCCGGGCGGCCCCGACCAGGAGCGGGTGGCGTCCGCCCGCGCGTACGAGCTGCTGGGCCTCCTGGAGCACCACGTGCGGGCCGTGGACACGACCCTGGGCGGGGTCGTGCGCCAGTGCTTCCTGACGGCTCACACCTGCACCGGGGAGACCGACCCGACCGTCCTGGCGACCGGGCGCCTCATCGAGATCAACGCCACCTTCACCGCACAGGTCCGGGTCACCGGGCCATGACCGAGGAGCCCCCCATGAAGATCCGCAACGTCAGCCCGCGCGGCGCGCTGGACGTGCCGCTGCTGCGCCGCGTGGTCGACGCCGGCGAGGTCGTGCAGGTCTCCGACGTCCACGCCGCGGTCCTGCTCGGCCAGGTCGACAACTGGCAGCCCGAGCCGGCCACCGAACCCACCGCCGTTGCCGATACCGAGGGAGAGCCCGCATGACCACCCAGCTGGACTGCAGCATCGGTCTGAAGAAGGAGACGGTCTACGGGACCGCCGTCGTCGTCGACCAGTTCGTGGAGTTCCTGACCGAGTCCCTGGACCGCAAGCCCGACTTCATCCAGGGCAAGGGGCTGCGGGTGGGTGCGCGGGTTGCCCGCGCAGACCGCCGCTCCCTGGGCAAGGAGCTCGCCGAGGGGTCGATCACCGTCGAGGCCCCCATCAAGGGCCTGGGCATCTTCCTCAATGCGGCCTTCGGCACGGTGACGTCCACGGCCGTCCCGGCCCAGAGCGGCGTCTTCCAGCAGGTTCACACCCCCGCCACGACCGACCCGCTCAGCTCGTACACGCTCCAGAAGGGCATCCCGCCGCTGGGCGGTGGGGCGACGACGCCGCTGACCTTCCCCGGCGCGATGTGCAGCTCCTTCGAGCTGTCCGCGAAGGACGGGGCCATCGTCGAGGTCACCACGGACTGGACCGCCCGGGAGGCGCAGACCGCGCCCGCGTACGCGGCCCCGGCCTACCCGACCCCGCTGGACGTGTTCACGTTCGTCCAGGGCGTCATCGTCATTGGCGGCACCGTCACCCCGCCCACCACGACGGCGCTCGCGTCGGGTGGCACCGCCGTCGCGAACGTCTCCGACTTCTCCCTGAAATGGGACAACGGCCTCGACGACGGCGGCTGGAACCTGGGCGGCGCAGGCAAGCGGTCCCGCAAGGCCGTCGCCGGCGCGGCGAAGCTGACGGGGAAGATGACCGCGGAGTACGACTCGACCGTCCTGCGCGACGCGTACCTCGCCCAGACCGACCTGGCGCTGCTCCTCACGTTCACCCACCCATCGACCATCGGCGCCTCCGCGCACCCGGTCCTGCAGATCCTGATCCCGGTCATCAACCTCGACGGGGACCTGCCGTCGGCGGCCGGCGGCAAGGTCATCACCCAGTCGGCGGACTTCACCGGCCTGGACAACTCGGTGAACCCCCCGATCACCGTGGTGTACGTCTCGACCGACACGGCCGTCTGATGGCGTCCCGGTCCACCCGGGGCGGGCGCGGTGGGCCGGGCGCGATCGACTTCGACATCAAGAGCAACCTCCGCCAGCTCCTGACCGACCTCAAGGAGTTCGACCCGCAGCTCGCGACCGAGGTCCGCAAGCAGCTGCGCCACGCGGGCGACGACGCGATCAAGGCGATGGGCGACATCCTCGACGCCGACGCGGGCGGGGTCGTGACCGGGTTCACGCGAATCACGGGCCGGGACTCCCGCGGCCGGATGCGCCTGCACATGAAGGACAAGGTGATCACCCGCGAGGCGAACCGGTCCCGGTCGCGCGGCACCCGCGCGGAGATCAAGGCCGGCCTGAAGATGAAGGTCACCGCCGGCAAGTCCCGCACCACCGTCCGCCTGGCCACCACCAAGGGCGACCTGCGTGGGGCAATGAACACCCGATCCTGGCGCCACCCCACCTTCGGGCGTGGGGCGTGGGTGGAGCAACCGGGCACCCGGTACTTCAACCGCGGCGCCTACGGCGAGCCGGGCACCTCGGGCACCAGAGAACGAATCAACGCGTCCCTGCAGGCCGCGATCACGGTCGCGCTCGCGGCGATCGAGACCCACAACGCCACCCTCGAATAGGAGACAACGTGCGCATCAAGTTCACCGGCCCCGACGGCGCCAAGTTCGCCGGCCTCGAGCTGCTCGGCGTCATCCCGAACAAGGCGCCGATCCGCCACCTGGCGGCCATCCAGATGGCCACGGGCTGGAAGCTACCCGAGCTGAACCGCAACATGCTGGAGTTCGAGCTGATCGGGATGCAGGCGGTGATGTTCCTGACGCTGCGCGTCGCCGGGTTCTTCGTGTCCTGGGACGAGGCGGGCGACCTGTCCGAGTCCGACGTCCGAATCACCGAGGAGCCCGGCGACGGCGTTCCAGGCGAGGACGCCGCGGCCGCGGACCCTACGCCAGCCCGGACGGATTCCGCTCCGGGCGAGCAACCCGGCGAGGCGCTGCCGCCGGCCCCCCCCAAGCCTCCGAAGACTCCCTCGAGGACTCGGTCAGATCCCGCCTCCTGATCATCTGCCACGTCTGGCCAGGCCTGACCCCCGCCGCCCTGTGGGACCTCCCGTTCGACCAGTGGCTCATCTTCGCGATCGGCGCGGACGAGTGGGTCGCAGCCAACAAGTCGAAGACCTCAACCGGAAGGTGATCCCGTGGCGGCCTCGAACCTGATCTTCGACATCCTGGCGAACGACCGCGCCTCCTCCACGATCAAGGGCATCGGGTCCGCGATCGACGACCAGGGCACCAAGTGGGGTGGCCTGAAGGCCGCCGCGGGTGTCGCCGCCGTGGGGATCGGCGCGGCCCTGGCGGGCATCGCCGCGATCGTGCACACCGGCATCGGGGAGTCCCTGGACGCCGCGGCGGGTACCGCCCAGCTCGAGGCGGGCATCAAGAGCACGGGCAACGCGGCGAACGTGTCCGTGGATGGTCTGAACGCGCTCGCGTCGAGCATCCAGGGATACAGCGGGCAAACCGACGATTCGATCGTGAAGAGCGAACAGTTGTTGCTCACCTTCACGAACATCAAGAACGACTCGCCCGACAAGATCTTCGACCAGGCTACGAAGGCCTCCGCCGACATGGCCGCGAAGATGGGCGGCGAGGCCTCCGATTCCGCGATCCTGCTCGGCAAGGCGCTGAACGACCCAGAGAAGGGCATCACCGCGCTGACGCGCGTGGGCGTGTCGTTCTCGGACGGGCAGAAGGCGTCCATCAAGGCCATGCAGGAATCCGGCGACGTGGCCGGCGCGCAGAAGATCATCCTCGCTGAGCTCTCCACCGAGTTCGGCGGCGCCGCCGAGGCGGCGGGCAACTCCCTGCCGGGGATGCTCCAGCGCGGCCAGCGGGCGTTCGAGGACATGTCGCAGACGGTGATGACCGCGATCCTGCCGATCGTGACCCCCGCCATCGAGGGCATCTCCGGGGCGATCACGAAGGCAGCGCCCGGCATCAAGGAGTTCGCGGACACGTTCGTCACAGGCATCAAGGCCGTGTTCGACCTGCTCGTCAAGGGCGACTTCACGACGGCGTTCCGCGAGACGTTCCACCTCGAGGAGGACTCCTCGGCGGTCACGTTCCTGTTCGGCCTACGCGACGCCGTACTGAAGGTCGCTGACTTCATCACCGGCACGGCGGTGCCCGCGATCAAGGGCTTCATCACCGGGTTCGCGGACGGGGAGGGCGCCGGCGGCAGGTTCCGCGACATCATCACCGCCATCTACGAGAACGGTCTCGTCCCCCTCGCCTCCTTCATCGCCGGAACGGTCTCCGCCCTGGTGTCCTTCGGTGGATGGTTCTCCGAGCACATCCCGCTCATCGGAGCGATCGTGATCCCGCTCGCGGTCTTCACCGCCGGGATAGTCGCCATGGGCCTCGCCCAGGCCGTCTCGACCGGGGCAGCCGCAGCGTGGTTCGCCACGACCACCGCCGGCAGTGTCGTGACCGGCATCGCGACCGCTGCGCAGTGGCTCTGGAACGCAGCCATGACCGCCAACCCGATCGGCATCGTCATCGTCGCGATCGCAGCCTTGGTCGCCGGGATCATCTGGATCGCCACGCAGACGACGTGGTTCCAGGACCTGTGGACGGTCGTGTGGGGCGCAGTCACGACCGCGTTCAACGCGACCGTCAACTTCCTCAAGGGCCTCATGACCGGGGTCTGGGACTACATCAAGACTGTGTTCGGCTGGTCACCCATCGGGCTCATCGTCAACAACTGGGACGCGATCATCGGGTTCTTCGGCGGGCTCGGCTCACGGATCGGGGGCGCCGTGAGCGGGATGTGGGACGGCGTCAAGGACTCGTTCCGAGGCGTCATCAACTGGATCATCGGGAAGTGGAACAACTTCTCGATCAGCCTGCCGGGCATCGACGTCCCGGGCATCGGGCAGGTCGGCGGCTTCACCCTGGACACCCCGAACATCCCCATGCTCGCCCAGGGCGGCACCGCGACCCGGGCGGGCCTCGCCCTCGTCGGCGAAGCCGGCCCGGAGATCCTCGCGCTACCCGTGGGCGCGTCGGTCATCCCCCTCAACGGGCGCCCCGGGGCAGGCGCCGGCAACTCCGGTCCCGTGGACCTGTCCGACGCGACGATCGCGGCGCTCGCCGCGGCGATCCTCGCCGGCGCACAGGAGGTCTCCACCCGCACCACCGCCGGCGCGCTCGCGGGCCAGGCCGCCAGGATTCTCGCCCGGCCCCGCCGGTAGTCCCGCCACAGCCGAACACCCCGCGAACCGCACTGAGAGAAGGGGCAGACCATGACGCTCGCCATCACCGCCGTCCTGGTCGGGTCGCCGGCGCCGCCGCGCCCCGTCCAGGTCGTCGTGGCGGGCCTGACCGTCGGGCAGGTGTACGCGGTCACCGCGTCCGCGCCCGGGTGGTCGCGCCCCGTCCAGGGCGGTGCGGGTACCGCGGCCGCCACCCAGCTGGTCCTCATCGACGTGGCCACCCCGCTGAACACCCCGATCACCTACACCCTCACCCACAACGGCTCCACGGTGACGACGTCGCCGGCCGTGACCGTGGCCTACGCGGGCGACGCGGTGCTGCAGTCCCTGGACGGGCGGACGGTCGCAGGGTTCGACTGGCAGGACAACGCCGACCCCCGCGCCCAGGAGCCGAGGGTGGCCCTGTACCGTCCGGCAGGGAGCGCGCGGGCGATCATGCACTACGACATCGCGGGGGACGAGTCCGGGACCATCGTCGCGGAGACGTCCGGGGCGAACACCACGGCCCTGCGTGCGCTGGTCCATGACGGTGCCCCCGTGGTGCTGCGCGCGGAGGTCGGGTTGCGAGACGTCGACCCCGTCGAGGTGATCGGCATCCGCGCCGCGCCGCGCCACCTGATCGGCGCGGTGGGCGACCTGCGCCAGTGGGACCTCGCGTACACGCTCGTCGCCGACGAGGACGCCTCGCCGCTGGTGATCGCGACCCTGGCCCACGTCAACACCTACTACGCGGCCCAGACCCTCGCCGCACTGAACACCCAGTGGGCCGGCTTGAAGTTGGCGGACCTGAACGCATTCGACTGGGTCGGGGCGACGTCGTGAGGTCGGGTCCGCCGGACGCGGTCATGGCCGGCAACCTGGGCCGCGGCGTGCGCGTCTCGTCGTGGTTGGGGACCACGCTCCTGTCGGCGTCGGTCCCCGTGGTCGCCGGCATCTTCGAGGAGTCCGACTCCCAGCAGATCCCGGAGAAGGTCACCCTGACGGTGCCCGCCACCGACGTCGGGGTGTCCTGGGACCCGAAGGGTGACCCGCGCCACCCGCTAGCCGACTTCGGCCAGCGCCTGTTCGTGATCACCACGGTCCGGACCCCGCGCGGCGCCACCTGGGAGATCCCGCTGGGCTGGTTCGAGATCCAGTCCTGGGACCTGGCCGACGACGAGTCCACGCTCGCGGTGACCGCGACCGGTCTGCTGCAGGTCGTCGCCGGCGACAAGCTCGCTTCCCCCGAGCAGCCCCGCCCCGGCGGGACGTTCGCGTCCGAGTTCCGCCGGCTCATGTCCGGCGGCATCCCCGTGTCCATCGACCCGGCCCTCACCGACCGGGCGTGCCCGAGCTCGTTCACGTGGGACGAGGACCGCCTCGGGGCCTTGTACGAGCTCGCCGACTCCTGGCCGGCCCGGATCGTGACCAACCCCGACGGCACCGTGCAGGTCACCGTGCCGCTGGGGCTGGTCCCGTCACCGGTCCTCACGCTGGCGAACGGCACCGGCGGGGTCCTCATGACCGCGCCGCGCAGCTCCTCGCGCGCGGGCCGGTACTCCGCGGTCGTGGCCCGCTCCTCGGCGGACACCGTGACGTCGACCCCCATCCAGGGGGAGTACCTGACCACCACCGGTCCCTACGGGATCGGCACGTACGGGGTTGTACGCCGCCGTGCGGCGTCCCCGATGCTCGCCACGGTCCCCGCCGCGCAGGCGATGGCACGCACGATCGCGGAGGACTCCCAGCGCCAGGCGCGGACCATCACGGTCACCCTGCCGCCCGACCCCCGGATCCAGCGCGGTGACCCGATCGGGCTGGCGTGGGACGACCTCACCTACGAGGGGTGGGTCCAGTCCGTGCGCCTGCCCCTGACGGTCGACTCCTCCCGCATGCAGCTCACCGTGGAGTGCCCCCTGTGAGCGTGGACCTCGCCTCCGCCCTGTTCGAGCCCGGCGACGAGCGGCCATGGGCACCCGCCAAGGTCCTGGCCATCGACTCCACGAACGCGCGCCTCACCGTCGACCTGGACGGGTCCGCGGTGACCCTGCGGCGCATCGCGGCGCCGTACCGCGTCGGCGACGTCGTGGCCGTGGTGCGCGACCCCGCTAGGTCGGGCGCCGGCGAGGTCGTGGCCGGGGTCATCTCCCTGCCGGCCCCCCTATGGCGCCCCGGCGTGGTCACCGCCATCGACGCACCCAACTCACGCCTGACAGTCACCGTGGACGACGCCACCATGGTCCTGCCGCACATGGCCGCGGCGTACACAGTCGCCGGGAACGTCGCGGTCCTCCTCGACCCGGCCTCCACGTTCGGCGGGATCGTGCTAGGCCCCCTCGGCAACCCGCCGGCCACCCCCGCCGCACCGGCCCCACCGACGACGCCCATCGCGCCGACGGTAGCCACGTTCCAGGCGCTGATCCTGCCGACCTGGTCCGGATCATGGTCCGCGCGGGTCCCCGCCTACGACCGCTGGAACACCTCGAGGTACGGCGGCCCCTCGTCGCTCTACCAGGGCAACCAGTACGGGTCGGGTCCCATGACGGGCATCGCCGTCTACGGCGACCAGGTTGCCGGCCTCGGCGCCTTGTCGATCACGGCCATGACGGTCGCCTCGACCATCGCCACGGGCTCCGGTTCACCCGTATTCCAAGGCTGCGCGCAGGGAACGCCTTACCCCGGCGCGCCGGCGCCCTCGGGAGCAACAGCATCAGGAGTGGGACAGGTGGATCTCGTCGCATCAGGAATCGCCGAAGCAATGCGCACCAGCGCCATCAAGGGCATCTGCACGGTGGGGGGAACGTACTTGGCCGTTCGCGGAACGTCGCTCGCTGACGGAATGGCCCTGTCCCTCACCTACACGAAGGCAGTCTGATGGCGACGTTCCAGTACGCCCTGTGCGCCCCCTGCGGGGCCATCGTCGCCGACCTCGACGCGCACGCCCTGTGGCACGCCCGCGTCGAGGACCTGGTCCCGCTGGTCGTCGCCGCCGTGACGACCCTCGACCCCGCCACCGGCACCCCCGTGGTCGCGGTCCGCCCCACCCTGGAGACCGCGCAGCTCGTCAACGCCACCACCCTGCAGACCCAGGCCCGCACGGCGCTCGCGGCCAACAGGACCTACCTCGCGGTGCCCGCGCCGACCACCGCGCAGGCCGTCGCCCAGGTCCGCGCCCTCACTCAGCAGGTGAACGCGCTGATCCGGCTCGCGGTCCGCGCCCTGGACGCCACCAGCTGACGCGCACCCCGCTCTGACCTTGCCCGTTCCTGCGTACCCCCGACCGCCAGCTCGCTGAAAGAGGACCCCATGGCATCGACCGCGTCCGGCGTGACGATCCCCGGCAACGACCCGTCCAGCACCGCGGCGACCCCGATCCAGGACCACTGGAACAACCTCGGCAAGTCCCTCAACGCGCTGATCATCGTCCCGACCGCATCGGTCACAACCCGCGCCGCCCTGGTGACGGCACGCAACGCCGAGGGGCCGGCGATCTCCGCATCCGCGCCGCTGCGGGTGCATCGCGCCGATGCTCCAGTTGGTCTCCAGCTGGAGGTCACGACAGACGGCACCACGTGGGAAAACCCCGGCCCGAAGGTTCTCCCTCGAGAAGGGATATCTGGAGCGGCGATGCCATCCACCGGCCGACCGCTGACCCAGGCGTTCCCGGCTATGTCGATCACCACGGCGGGCGGACTCCTGGCGATCACCTTTCCCGTCGCGTTCGCCGCACCTCCGGTCGTCGTTGCCATGACCGTGAATTACATCGCGAACAACCCGATCATCCCGAGCGGGCAGATCACCGCGACGGGCTGCAACCTCTACTTTCCGGCGAACCCGTCCGCGACCGTGCTCGTGAACGTCATCGCGGTCGGCTGGGTGTGACGTGAATGGGGCGTACGCGATCGTGCGACACTTTCCATCCGCCGTGATCAAACAACCCGAACGGGTCTTCATCGGCGTTCTCGCGCTGGTGCTCGGCTGCGGGTCGCTGCTGGGTCTGACGCCGAGCATCCACACCGCGCTCCCGGCGTGGATCGCCCTCGAGTGGGGGATCACCTTGTTCCTCGGCGGGGCGGCCAAGACGGTCGGACTCGGCATCGGCAACGCCAACCCGGCCGCGATGAGCCCGCACCGGGAGGAGCTCGGCCGGTCCCTGGAACGGCTCGGCTCGTGGCTCGTCGTGGTCGGCTCGTTCACCTACGTCGGCGCCGTCATCCAGGTCGTCGGCCAGGCGGGATTTGCCACCATTGCGACGTACACCCTGCTCGCCGTCGCCAACCTCGCCCGGCTGCTGTCCTCCTCCGCCGGGCGGTCCCTCCTGGAACACAGCGAGGACGGCGACCATGGAGATCTTTGACGTGGCACTGCGCCTCCTGGCGGTGCTCGGGCTGCCAACGGTGCTGATGTTCTGGCTGAAGGACCGCCGCCGGGTCGCCATCGCGAACGGGGTCTCCGAGCAGAAGACGCCGTACGAGATCCGGGCCACCGCGGCCACCACCCTGGACGTCGAGGTCGCCGCGCTGCAGAAGACGTTCGACGTCGCCCAGTCCGCGCGCAACGACACGATCGCCTACCTGAAGGCCGAGGTCGTCGACGCGCGCCTGCGCGAGGCGGAGAAGGACGCCCGCAACGACCTCCTGCAGGCCACCGTCACCCAGCTGCAGGCCCGCGTCGTGGAACTGCAAGCCACGATCGCCGACCTGCAGATCAACCTCAACAACGTGTCCGTCGAGCTCGAGGCCGTCCGGCGCATCGCCGAATAGCACCCCCTGCTCCTTCCCGGAAATGGCGGCACCATGACAATCGAGATCTTCGACGCGTCGGAGTTCCAGACGATCAACTGGCCGGCAGTGTCCGGACCGGGCATCGTGCGCGTCCACAACGGCGGGCGCCGGCGATGTTCTGCTGCGCCTTGTA